ATGAAGTTGAAATGTATGTGGTACATCCTTATGTTAGTGGATTTCATTATTACACACCTATTGATTATTCAGGTGCTTTACCTTATGCTAAATTAGAAGAAGAAATTAGTGATTACTTAATTAATGATGTTCAAAACGGATTTAGCGGAACTAAAGTAATCAACTTTAACAATGGTATTCCTTCTGAAGAAATGCGTGACAAAATTAAACGTGACGTATTAGGTAAACTAACAGGTTCAAGAGGTGAAAAAGTAATTGTTGCCTTTAATGCTAATGCAGAATCTAAAACTACTGTAGAAGATATACCTTTAAATGATGCACCTGCACACTATGAGTATTTATCTAAAGAATGCTTTGAAAAGTTAATTGTAGGACATAGAGTAACAAGTCCTATGTTGTTAGGAATTAGAGATACAGGCGGTGGTTTAGGTAATAATGCAGATGAAATTAAAACTGCTACTTTGTTATTTGACAACATTGTAATTAAACCTTACCAACTTGAATTGATTAATGCTATTGATGAAATTTTAGCAGTAAATGATATTAGCTTAAAATTATACTTTAAGACTATACAACCTTTAGAATTTGTAGATGCTTCAGGAATGAATGCAGAAACTGCTGAAGAAGAAACAGGAATTAAAATGTCAGCACATACAGACCCAAATATTGCAAACGCTTTAATTGATAAAGGTGAAGAACTTGGTGAAGAATGGGTTTTGATTGATGAAACTGAAGTAGATGTAGAATCTGAAGAAGATTTAGATGCTGAAATTGAATCTTTAAACAATCCTAAAAAGAAAGAATTATCTTTAATTCAAAAACTTGCAACTGCTATTACAGGTAGACCTAATGCAAAGAGTTCACAAGATGAAAATGTAGATGGTATTAGATTCATTACAAGATATAAGTATTCAGGTGCTGAATCAGGTGAAAGAGAATTTTGCAATAAGATGTTAAGAGCATCTAAACTTTACAGAAAAGAAGATATAGTAAACACTAATTCTAATTTTGTAAATGCAGGTCAAGGTCACAAAGGATTGCCTTATGATTTATTCTTATACAAAGGTGGAGTTAACTGCAAGCATAAGTGGTTAAGACAAACTTACGTTTCATTTGAGAATGTAAAGATTGATGTTACAAATCCAAATGCAACACAAATTAGTACAAACAAGGCAGAAAAATATGGTTATAGAGTTAGAAATCCTAAAGAGGTTGCTATGACACCATACGATATGCCAAATCACGGACATCATCCTGACTATAATAAAGAAAATTAAAATATGGCTCAAGCATTATTTGTAACAAGAGAAGATATAGTTAAATATACTGCAATGAATGGAAACGTTGATACGGATAAATTTATTCAGTTTGTTAAAATAGCACAGGATATTCATATTCAAAACTATTTAGGAACTAAACTATATGATAAAATAAACGATGATATCGTAGCAGGTGATTTAGCAAGTCCATATACAACGCTTTTAAGCAAGTATATTAAACCAATGGTAATTCACTATGCTATGGTAGAATATTTGCCTTATTCGGCTTATACAATAGCTAATAAAGGTGTATATAAACACAATAGCGAGAATAGCACAAACGTTGAGAAGAATGAAATAGATTTTTTGATTGAAAAAGAACGTGATGTTGCTCAAAGCTATACTAATAGATTTGTAGATTATATGTGTTACAATCAGCATTTATTTCCTGAATACAACACTAATTCAAATGGGGATGTATTTCCTGACAGCGAAGCTAATTTTGTAGGATGGGTAATATAATTATGAAAAAAGAAACTTATAAGCCAAAAGCGGTTAACGTAAAAAAACTGCAAATATTTTTAAATAAAATAAAAGATAAAAAATGAGTTTACAATTTACACATATAAAAGGAGATACTTTTGATGAAGTAGCTTTTCAATTAAAGATTAACGATATAGTTGTTAATTTAACAGGTGCAACTATTAAGATGCAATTAAGGAAATGCTATTCAGATACAACTGCAGCTTTATCACTTACTTCAGTTTCTTCAGCAGGTATTACTATAACTAATGCTGCAAATGGAGAATTTAAAATTAACACACAAATTATAGACATTCCTGTTTACAATTATGTTTATGACATTCAAATTACTTTAGCGAGTGGAGTAGTTAAAACGTATGTACAAGGTGGGTTCAATATTACTAACGAAGTAACAAGATAAAAAAAATGGGTGATGATATTACTATTGGTGTAACTGAAATTGTAAACAACATTGAAGTTACTGCACAGCCAAACGACCAAATTGTAGATATTAGTGTAATTGATAATACAGATGAAGTTACTTTAAATATAACACCTACTGTAATTGAAATTAATGTAAACAAAGGTAGTTCATACGCTAAATGGGGAACTATATTAGGTGTTTTAGAAGACCAAACTGATTTAAAAGATGCTTTAGATTTAAAAGCTAATTTAGTTGATGGTAAAGTACCTGCTTCAGAATTGCCTTCTTATGTAGATGATGTTATAGAAGTTGCTAATTACGCTGCTTTACCTACTACAGGTGAAACAGGAAAGATATATGTAACATTAGACAATAATAAAATATATCGTTGGAGTGGCTCAATTTATATTGAAATTGCTGCTAATAATGCTATTTGGGGTGCTATTACAGGTACTTTATCTAATCAAACAGATTTACAAACTGCTTTAGATACAAAAGCTTTAAAAACTATAACTATAACACCAAATGCACCTTTATCAGGTGGTGGTGATTTAAGTGCAAATAGAACTATATCAATAAGTCAATCAAATACAACTACTGATGGATATTTAAGTTCTACAGATTGGAACACATTTAATAGCAAACAGTCTGCTTTAGGATATACTGCTGCTAATGATGCGAACGTAGTACATAATACAGGAAATGAAAGTATTGCAGGAATTAAAACATTTACTGATAATATAGTTTCAAATACTTTTTATTCATCTAAAATTATTTCAGGTGGATATATGCCAAGTGCAGGATATTCAAATATGTATAGCAATGACTTAATGCTTACGTTTAATCAAATGAACGCTGCAGGAACTGCTGTAACTACATTTAATTTTGTTTATCCAACAATCAACACATTAAGAACTTATAATTTACCAAATAGCGATGGTACTTTAGCTTTAACATCACAACTTCATAATGCAGTAACAATTGGAACTGCAAATGGATTAAGTTTATCAACTCAAGTATTAAGTTTAGGTTTAGCAAGTAGTTCATCAAATGGTGCTTTGAGTAGTATTGATTGGGGAACATTTAACAGCAAGTTGTCAGGTCCTACACTTAATGCTAATTTTTTAACAAAAACACTATACACAGGAACACCTCAGTTAGTTGATTCTTCAATTTATGATAATGGCAACGTAGGTATAGGAACAACGAGTCCGAGTCTTAAATTAGTTGTTGATAGTGGTTCAGGAAGTTATACTACTATTTGGGCAAAATCATCATTTTCAGTAAGTAGTAAATATTACGCTTCTTTGATAGCAGGATATGCATTAGCGGGTAATCAATCAGCACAATTTGGTTATGTTTATGATACTGCTACTCCTACTAATTCATTTGCACATATTACTCCTTGGGGTTCAGTAGAAGGTTCTAAATTTATGGTTAGAGCTGACGGCAACGTAGGTATAGGAACAACAAGTCCAAGTGCTTTATTAGATATTGTGGGTGCAAGTGCAACGGAACAATTTAGAATTGGAAATACAACAGGTGGAACTGACTTTGGCATTACTGTAACAGAAAACGCATCTACAATAATTAATTCTGCTGAAGGAGCAACAGGTCGTGGCATTCAATTTCAATCAGGCGGAACAAATACTGTATTAATTAATAGTTCAGGCAACGTAGGTATAGGAACAACAACCGGAATTAGTGGTAAATTAACTATTAGTAGTAGTGGTGGAGACCATATAAAATTAGATAGAACAGGTCAAACATCAAGAGGAATTGTAATTTCAGGAATTGATAATCTTTCTTTAGGTACTTGGGCAGACCCAACACAAGTTTCTATTACTTCAGGTGGCAACGTAGGAATTGGCACAACGAGTCCTGCTCAAGCTTTAGATGTAGTAGGTTCTATTAAAAGTAGTGTATTAGGAACAGGTTTAATATATTCAAATGCAGGTGTAATTACTTCTACAAACCCTTCTGATAGTAGATTAAAAAATGATATTACAGACTTACAATATGGTTTAAATGAAATATTACAATTAAGACCTGTATCGTATAATTGGAAAAATGATGTTATAAATCAAGGAAAACAATTTGGTTTTATTGCTCAAGAAGTACAAGAAGTGATGCCTGAATTAGTAAAAGAATTTAAAACTGAAGAAGGTAATAGATTAGGACTTGACAAAGAAGGTATTTATGCAGCTTTGGTAAATGCTATTCAGGAACAACAAAAACAAATTGAAGAATTAATAAATAAATAAATATGACAAATTTTAAATGGGTAATTTCAGCAATGGAATGTATCAAAAAAGATGGTGATTTACAAGATGTAGTTATTACAATACATTGGAGATATCAAGCAAAAAAAGATGAAGTAATGACTGATATGTATGGAGCAACTTCAATGCCTTTACCTACAGGTGAAGATTTTACACCTTATGAAGAACTAACTAAAGACCAAGTTTGTGGTTGGTTAGAAGCTACATTAGATGTACCTGCAATGGAAGAAAGTTTAGATAAACAATTAGACTTGTTAATTAATCCTATTAACGTAACATTAGCACCACCATTTGAAAACTAAAAACAAAAGTAACATTATGTTATTTTTAAGTAAATCAAATAAAAATTAAATAAAACAAACAATTATGGAAACTAAACAAGCAATTGAAATTTTAGTACAAGTAGCACATTTGGCTCAAAAAGGTGGTTTATTACAATTAGCAGATGCAGTAGCAGTAGCACAAGCTATTAATACTTTAGTAGCTGAAGAAGAAGTAATAGAAGAATAAGAATAAACATTTAGAATGAAATACATTAATTATTTTTTTGCTTCATTAATTTTATTATTTGTACCTATCTACGGTTTATTAATAGCCGTAGGTAGTGCAATAATTTTAGATACTTTCACAGGTATATTTAAAAGCATAAAACTTGAAGGATTACAATCTATAAGAAGTAGAAAATTAAGCAATGTAATTTCTAAAATGGCATTATACGAAATATGTATAATCTTTTTATTCTTAATTGACAAATTCGTTTTAAATGAGTTTATACATAAAGCTTTTGGTTTTGACTTTATGTTTACCAAGATTTGTGCTATACTATTAATCTTTGTTGAATTAGTATCTATTAAAGAAAACATTGAAGCATCATTTAAAATTGATATTTGGCAATTATTAAAAACAGCATTTAACAGGGCTAAAGAAATAAAAGCAGACTTCAATGAAATTAAGCGATAAAGGTTACGAGTTAATAAAAAAGTTTGAAGGATATAGTGACAAACCTTACAAATGTCCTGCAGGAATATCTACAATCGGGTATGGTAATACTTACTACCCAAACGGAACTAAAGTTAAAATAACAGACCAAAAAATCACAAAAGAATATGCAAATGAAATATTAGCACATACTGCTGATGAATTTGCTGAAGATGTATTGAAACTTGTTAAGTCAAAAATAACTATAAACCAATTAAACGCATTAACTTCTTTTGCGTATAATGTAGGTGTATTTAATTTACAAAAATCTACTTTGTTAAAATTAGTAAACATCAATCCAAACGATGGTAACATTGCTAAAGAGTTTTTAAAGTGGAATAAAGCAGCAGGAAAAGAATTAAAAGGTTTAACTAATAGACGTATTGCTGAATCAGCATTATACTTTACCAAATGAAATATTTAGTTTTACTTTTATTAATTACTTCTTGTGCTTCAAGAAAGGTGGATGTTTCTAAAACAGAAATAAAAACCAATACAGATTCTACAGCTATCACAAAAACAGATAGCACTTCAATTATAAACAAAAATGTTTATTTTACTGAAAACACTACAGAATTAGAAATTAAACCATTGAATGATAGTTTACCTATTGTAATAGATGGTACAAGCTATTTTAACGCTGTTTTAAAGTACAAAAAGCAAAACAAAGTATTAGTAGATACAAGTAGAATAATAGTGTCTAAAAAGGTTTTAAAACAAGTTTCTAAATCAAAGCAAGAAACTAAAAATATAAAAGAAAAGCACATAGATAAAAAAGCTAATTACTTTGTTTATTTATGGCTTCTACTTATTCCAATAGGAATGTATATTTATAGACAAATTAAAAATAAATTATTTCTGTAATGGCTAAAAAACAAACTGAAGTATCTGCTAAATTAGATGTAAAAATATCAAGACCTTGTGTACATTCAAAGTCTAAAACTTCTTCGCTTAAAAGCTCTAAAAACTACCAAAAAAAGTATAAAGGTCAAGGGAGATAATATAACTTGTTAATAAAACACTATTTGACAAAATTTTGATGTTCTTTTTTTATATAAATTTGTGTAATAATTTTAACCAAACAAATATAAAGAAATATGAAATTAGAATATATTGTTAGATGTCAATATTTCGGTAAGAATAAAGTATATAGTAAAGTATTTTATTCAGAAAAAGAAAGAAATGATTTTAAAAATTGGTTAAGTTCTCAAAGAGGATATACTAATATTAAGTTTTTAAAAAAATTAGTTGAAAGTACTAATAATTTAAAACAAAATGAATTAGAAATAAAAATTGAAAATTTAACTAAAAGACAAGGTTTAACAGAATATTTATTAAATAATAAAAAAGACATAATTTTCTATAAGTTTATATATTGTCTTATAAAAGATAAAGAAGTAGTTTATGTTGGTAAAACTATAAATATTCAAAATAGAATCTTAACACATAAAAGAGATGAAAATAAAGACTTTAATAGTTTTTCAATAATTGCTCAACTACCTAATGATATTTCAGAACAAGAACTTTTAAAACTTGAAGAAAAATACATTAAACTTTTAAAACCTAAATTAAACATAACACATAACGTAAATGGCAAAGAAACCAACAAGGACTTCTCTTATTAAAAAGCTTGATACGGTGTTTAGCATCTACATTCGCCGCAAAGATGCAGTAAATGACATAGCACAATGTGTTACTTGTGGTAAGAAAGACCATTGGTCAAAACTTCAGAATGGACATTGGGCAAGTAGAAGGCATTATAGCACTCGTTGGGATGAACGCAACTGTAACGTGCAATGTGCGTCTTGTAATGTGTTTAGAGCAGGTGAAATATACTTATATACTAAATACCTTTGTTCACAATATGGTGATAACTTCCCTGAAGAGTTATACATACAATCGCAACAAATACGTAAATTTACAGACGTAGAACTACAAGAACTAATTGAACACTACACACAGCTTAACAAGCTATTTTGATATTTCTTTTCTGATTCTCTTTATAATTTGGTTAATGTTAAATTGGGGTGCTTTAAACAGCATCCCTTTTTTTGGCAAAATGTTAAAGTTTTGTTAAAATTAATTTTTATAGTTGCATATTCAAAAAGCAGTTATATATTTGCTTCATCAAACAATAACAAATAAATAGAAATTATGAAAGCAATCAAAACATTTTTAAGTAAAGCAAATTACCAAATTTTATTCGCACAAGCATTAGCCTTGTATTTTTTAATCCAAATAATTTTAAGATACTAATGAAAGATTTAATCGACTTTAACAGATTTCAAATAGAAGCATTACAAGCAGAAATTTGTAAACTAAAACAGGAAAACAATTTACTATCTACTTATTGCTTTGAAGCATTAGAAAGTAGTATAACAGATGAGTACAAAACATTAATCAAAAAACAAATTTACGAACTTAAAACAAATTAGAAATGAATGTAGAATTAACATCAGGTAGTCTAACAAATAAACAACTATCTTTAAACGAAAAATTAAGCAGAATTCAAATTGAATTTAAAGCAAACAAGTCAAGGTTTAACAGCTTTGGAAAATACAACTTTAGAAGTGCTGAAGATATATTAGAAGGTTTAAAACCATTCAATGAAAAGTATGGTGTATCTTTTACTATTACAGAAAGATTAATTAACGTAGGTTCAGATTTACCTATTATGGAATCTACTGCTACAGTATATGACAACAATGGAATTAACGAACTATCAGCTATTGCTATTGTAGGTGTAGACTTAAACCAAAAAGGAATGCAAGTACCACAACAATTTGGTTCAGCAAGTTCATACGCTAAAAAGTATGCTTTAGGTAACCTATTACTAATTGACGATACACAAGATGCTGATGCTGCTAATAAGCACGACAAAACAGATAGTGTAAATAATGCACCAACTGATGACAAAAAATTCTTGAATAAGAATACACCTGAATTCACAAAAGCTATCGAATATTTGAAATCAGGAGGTAATATTTCTGCAATAGAATCTAAATATAAAATGGCTAAAACGGTTAAGGATGAACTTTTAAAGGTAAAGTAATATGAAA